CAGAGCTTGGTGAGGATAAGTTGGACCATAATATCCAGCGTTTGGGATTCTGGCCAACATACAATCAGAAATCTGCTATCTCTGAAACTGAGTGGAATGAGCTCAAGGTGGATGATGTTCCAGAATTATCTGGCAAGCTATCTGTTGGTATTAAGTATGGTCAAGATGGAACGAACGTGGCATTAAGCATTGCTGCACGGACCAAGGATGGCCGTTTCTTTGTAGAAACTGTTGATTGTCAATCTGTTCGTAATGGTAATGAGTGGATGGTCGCTTTTCTGAGACAAGCTGATGTAGCTCAGATTGTTATCGATGGCGCAAGTGGTCAGAAGATCCTGGACGAAGAGCTGAAGAACTATAGAATCAAGAATGTGATTCTGCCGACGGTGAAAGAAATCATCGTGGCCAACGCTCTTTGGGAACAGGGAATTTACCAGAAGACCATCTGTCACGCTGGCCAACCATCTCTATCAAAGGTAGCTACTAACTGTGATAAGCGGAATATTGGCTCAAATGGTGGCTTTGGTTATCGATCGCACTTTGACGACATGGATATTTCTTTGATGGATAGTGCTTTGCTTGCGCACTGGGCTTGTGCTACTACTAAGCCTAAGAAAAAGCAAAAAATTAGTTATTAAAATAAGCGGTCAGGTGACTGCTTTTTTTGATGCCAAAAAAATTACCGAACTGCCGGGGAAGCAGGAGAAAGGAGACATGAGAATGTCAGAATTTAAACCAATCACTACACAGGAAGAATTTGATGCTGCTATTAAGGGGCGCTTATCTCGAGAGAAAGAGAAGTATGGCGACTATGATCAGCTCAAGTCTCGTATTGCAGAATTGGAAGAAGAAAATGTTGGCTTGAAGTCAACAATTGAAGCTAGTAATCAAAGTAAGGCAGATGCTGACAAGCAACTTGAAGATTTGCAGAATCAAATCGCTGGTTATGAGACGGCTAGTCTGCGAACTCGCATTGCATTAAAACATGGGCTACCTTACGACCTTGCAGATCGTTTACAGGGAAATGATGAAGAAAGCTTTGAAGCGGATGCAGAGCGTTTAGCGGTTTTAATCAAACCAGCAACTAAAGTAGCGCCTGTTAGATCAACAGAACCTGTTTTAGAAAAAACAGAAAATACATTGTATAAAAACCTAATTCAAGGTTTAGAGATTGAAGAATAAAGGAGAAATCATATGACAGATCAACTATCAAGAGGAACATTATTTGACCCAATGCTTGTGACAGACCTTATCAACAAAGTTAAGGGGCACAGCTCACTTGCTAAATTATCTAATCAACAAGCGATTCCTTTCAATGGATTGAAAGAATTTACATTCTCGTTAGATGCTGATGTTGACATCGTTGCAGAAAACGGTAAGAAAACGCATGGTGGTGCAAGTCTAGAACCAGTAACTATTGTACCTATCAAAATCGAGTATGGTGCTCGTGTATCTGATGAGTTCATTTATGCATCAGATGAAGCTAAAATTGACATTTTGAAGTCATTTAATGAAGGGTTTGCTAATAAAGTAGCTCGTGGTATTGATATCATGGCCTTCCATGGTGTAAATCCACGTACTAAACAAGAATCCTCTGTTATTGGGGATAACTGTTTTGACAAGGCAGTTACTCAGACAGTTAACTTTACAACAAGTGATCCAGATACTAATGTTGAAGATGCAGTTAAAATGATTCAAGGAGCTGATAATATCGTTAGCGGTATGGCTATTGACACTGCATTTGCAAGTGCACTAGCTAGTATGAAGAACTCAGCTAATGAGCGCCTATACCCTGAATTGGCATGGGGAGCAAATCCAGGGGCCATCAATGGTATACCTGTAGATGTGAATACTACAGTTGGTCTTAATGTTGGAACCAACAAGGATGTTGCTATTGTTGGTGACTTTGCTAACATGGTTAAATGGGGATATGCTAAGCAGATTCCACTAGAAGTCATTCAATATGGTGATCCAGACAATTCTGGAAAAGACTTGAAAGGTTATAATCAAGTATATCTTCGTTCAGAAATCTATCTCGGATGGGGAATTTTGGACAAAAATAGCTTTGCTCGTGTTGTGAAAGCGGGGTAGTATATGGAATACATTAATGTAAAAACAGGGACCACTATCGTTACTGAAAATGAAATTAGTGGAGGTGATTGGGTTCCGATTGGAGAATACAAGCCCTTGGACTCATTAACTAACGCAGCATTGAAAGAAATCCTTGATGACAAAGGGATTACTTATGATAGCCGTGCAACGAAAACAGAATTGATTTCACTAATTGAACAAACTAATACTGATGCCCAGTAGTGGTTTAATTGGAGGTAGAAATGGAAAACTTTGCAACAGTAGAAGATGTTCAAACATTGTGGAGAACATTGAAATTCGATGAGAAAGAACGAGCCGAAGCACTGTTGGAAGTTGTTTCTCATTCTCTTCGTGTTGAAGCTAAAAAAGTTGGTAAAGATTTAGATGGGTTAGTGTCAACTGACCCATCATTTGCTTCAGTAGTCAAGTCTGTTACGGTAGATGTAGTAGCCCGTACCTTGATGACCTCAACAAACCAGGAGCCGATGACTCAATTCTCTGAGAGTGCATTAGGCTATTCAGTGAGTGGCTCTTATCTAGTTCCTGGTGGAGGTCTCTTTATTAAAGACTCAGAATTAAAACGTCTTGGTCTGAAAAAACAAAGATATGGGGTGATTGATATCTATGGGACGGATTAAAGGAATCACAATAACATTATTGGATACAGTAGAAGATGGAAAGGATGACTTCGGTCATCCTATTTACCGTGAAACTGAAATCCAAGTGGATAATGTACTAGTAGCACCGTCATCGACAGATGATGTTACCACACAAGTGAACTTAACAGGGAAAAAAGCTGAATATACTTTAGCTATTCCAAAAGGAGACCAGCACGACTGGAAAGAAAAAACAGTCATATTCTTTGGTCGTAAATGGCGTACAATTGGTATTCCTTTAGAGGGTATCGAAGCTATGATACCACTTGATTGGAATAAGAAAGTGATGGTTGAAACTTATGAGTAAGATGAAATTCACTTTAAACCAATCGGGAGTTTCAGCGCTTTTACGTTCTGGAGAAATACAGGGTCTATTAACAGAAAAAGGTCAAGCAGTGGTAGAACGTGCGGGCGATGGTTTTGAATTAAAAGTGTCCCCTGGTCAAAAACGTGCTAATGCTACGATAAGTACAACCGACATAAAAAGCATGAAGAAGAATGCTAAATACAATATTTTACTAAAGGCACTAAAATGATTGAACTTGTCATAAAGAAATTTTTAGACGTGAACTTGAATGTTCCGTCTTTTTTTGAACATAAGAAAGATATGCCAGAAAGTTTTGTGATCATTGAAAAAACTGGAAGCGGTGGTAGTGATTATACACATTCTGCCACATTTGCTTTTCAGAGTTATGCGCCATCACTTCAAAAGGCTGCAGAGCTAAATGAAATTGTCAAAAAGATGGTTGAAAAGCTTGTAACAATCAATGAAATTAGTGGTGTACATCATAACAGTGATTACAACTTCACGGATACAGAAACAAAAAAATATCGTTATCAAGCAGTGTACGATATTAATTATTTTTAACAGGAGGAACTACTTATGGGTTCAGAAACAGAAGGAAGAGGAGAAAATCGAATGGTTACAACAGCAGCATCATCAGCAAACGTAACAGCAGCAAAACCTAATATCAGTGGAGCAGTATCAAGTGCACCACTTAAAACAGCATTACCACAAGATGCTAAGACTGCACTTAATGAAGCTTTTAAAACTTTGGGGTATATCTCTGAAGATGGATTGACAAATGAAAACTCTCCAGAAAGCGAAGAAGTCAAAGCATGGGGCGGTCAAACAGTATTATCATCACAAACTGACAAGAAAGATACATTCAAATTCAAATTGATTGAAAGCTTGAATATCGAAGTCTTGAAAGAAGTTTATGGTGCAGATAATGTAACAGGAACACTTGCAACAGGTATCACAGTTAAAGCTAATGCGAATGAATTGCCAGAGCATAGCCTTGTAATTGATATGATGTTGAAGAATGGATCAGTTAAACGTATTGTTATCCCTCGTGGTAAAGTGAGCGAGATTGGAGAAATCGGATATAAAGACGGTGACCCAATTGGTTATGAATTGACAATCACAGCATTGCCAGATGACCAAGGGAACACTCACTACGAATACATGCAAGGAGCATAATATATGTCGAAAACAATTAAAGGGAAAACTCCATCAGGATTTAAGTTTGAAATTTCAGAGCGTAGGTTGAACAACTACGAACTATTGGAATTAATTGGCGAGGTTGATGAAGGGAATGGACAAGCCTTCCCTAAAGTCTTAAAACTTCTTTTTGGAGAAGAACAAGCTAAAGCATTTAAAGATCATCTGCGTGAAGAAGATGGCATCATCCCTAACGAAAAAATTGCAGACGAATTGAAAGCAGTTTTTGAGACTGTTCAAGAAGTAAAAAAATCCTAATCCTTGCGCAGATGATAAAGCTAGATGAAGATGCTCTAATCTGTGATTTAGCTGAAACTTATAATATATACGATTATAAGCAGCTACCTCTATTAAAGGTAGCTGTTTTTTCGTATGGTTTAAGAGATGATTCAAGAATTAAGAAATTGATGTCTGACCAAATAGTTTCACTAGACACCTTGTTATTGTCCTTGATGGTTGACAAGCTATCACTTTCTTTGTGGTTGCAAACCAAAGACGGTCAGAAAGGTATCAATCAACCAAAATCAATAGCAAGTCAATTCATCCATAAGGAAGAAAAAGAAGAAGATAGAGACTATCTAGTTTTCCAATCTGGCGAGGAATTTGAAAGATGTTACAAAGAACGTTTAGCCAGTTTAGGAGGTGATGACTAATGGCGACAGAATTAGGAAAAGCATATGTGCAAATCATCCCTTCAGCTAGAGGCATCACTGGGATGATTCAGAAAGAAATGAGTGGAGAGGTAGCCTCGGCTGGAGCAAGCTCTGGAAAATCTCTTGGCTCAAATTTAATCGGTGCCCTCAAGGGTGCTATTGCAGCTGCAGGGATTGGTAAAGCAATTGGAGCAGCGTTAAGTGAAGGTGCAGCACTCCAACAATCGCTTGGAGGAATTGACACCTTATTTAAAGCATCGGCAGAAAAAGTAAAGGGTTTTGCTAATGAAGCATACAAAACCACTGGACTTTCAGCAAATGCTTATATGGAGAATGTGACAGGCTTCTCAGCAAGCCTATTACAATCTTTAGGTGGAGATACAGATAAAGCAGCAGATATCGCAAATATGGCCATGATTGATATGTCAGACAATGCTAACAAGATGGGTACATCTATGGATAGCATTCAGGTTGCTTATCAAGGATTTGCCAAGCAAAACTACACAATGCTCGATAACCTAAAACTTGGTTATGGTGGTACAAAACAAGAAATGCAACGGCTTTTGGCTGATGCAGAAAAGCTGACTGGTGTTAAGTATGACATTAACAACTTGTCAGATGTTTATCAAGCAATCCACGCTATCCAAGAGAATTTGGATATTACAGGAACAACAGCAAAAGAAGCAGCATCTACTTTTAGTGGCTCATTTGAATCTATGAAAGCAGCTGCACAGAATGTGCTAGGGAAGTTGGCTTTAGGAGAAAATATCCTACCATCTTTGCAAGCTTTAGCAGAAACAACCTCAACATTCTTATTCAATAATTTCTTTCCAATGATTGGAAACATCATGTCAGGATTAGGAGTTGTTCTTAGTGAAGGAATTAGTACAATTGCCACAAAATTATTCGGTGAAGATTTTGGGAATGCAGTATTCACTCAATTATCTCGTGTAAGTGGTATTTTTCAAACATTCTTTGATATGATTTTTGGATCATTAAGCAGAGAAGATAATATTGATATTTTGGAAGCTCTTGGATTTTCCGAAGGAGCTGCAACTCAAATTGTTAATATTGCAGAAAATATCCGTGAAACTTTCGTCAATATTGGTTCTGCAATCGGAGATATTTTAGGAATAGCAGGAGAATTTGTCAGTGAGCTTTTAGGTATAAAGGATGGAGAACAAGGTGTAAACCTTTTAGGTGTAGCATTTGAAGCGGTGACAGGATTTTTGAGAGAAGCTTCAGGTGTATTAAAAGACTTCACAGGTTGGTTAAAGGAAAGCCCTGCTGTAGTTGCTTCAGTAACTTCTGCAGTAGTTGGTCTGACTGCTGCTTGGCAAACATATAAAACGATTAGTGCAGTTATTAAAGCTGTCGAATTGGCTAAAAATGCCATCTTTGGAACTTCATTCGCTTTATCTCAAGCTATGGCTGTGGCAAATGGAACTTTAACTGCTAGTCTAGCGGCTGAGAATGCTGCCGCAGTAGGAGCAAGTGGAGCATTTAGCGTTTTTAATGCGGTTTTAGCTGTAAATCCTATCTTTTTGGCAGTTGGAGCAATTGTAGCGTTGGTAGCAGCATTAACATGGTTCTTCACTCAGACTGAAACAGGACGACAGATTTGGGCAGCATTTGTAGATTGGATTAAAGTAGCTTGGCAAGGAATTTCAGACTTCTTTGTAAATCTCTGGTCTAGCATCTCTGAAGGTGCTATCATCTTATGGGAAGGAGTCGTTACAGCTTGGAATGCTTATATCGAAACTTTTAAAGCGGTGTGGACTGCTGTTATAGCATTCTTTTCTGACTTGTGGGTAAGCATTCAAGAGACTGCATCTACTGCTTGGACATTAATTACTACATCTATCATGACAGTTGTTCAACCGTTCATTGATGGATTTATGAATATTTGGAACAATATTTCAAGTGGCCTTTCTCAAATTTGGGAAGGTATTAAAATGGTTTTCCAAGGAGTTTGGGAAGTTATCAAATCAATCTTCTTAGGTGCAGTTTTGGTTATCATTGACCTTGTTACAGGTAACTTCAGTCAGCTTGGAGCTGACCTTTCTCAAATTTGGGAAGGTATTAAAAATGGCATTTCTTTGATATGGGAAGGGATTAAAACATACATCTCTGGTGTTGTGAATGTCATAGTTGGTTACGCTACTGGTGTTTTTGAGAACTTCTCTAATGCTTTGAGTACAATTTGGGAATTTATCAAAACCGCTGCGTCTATGGCCTGGGAATGGATAAAGTCCACAGTGTCAAATCTGATTACAAGTTTGATTCAGGGGGCACAAAATTTATGGAACAGCTTCATGACCTTCCTCTCTAGTTTGTGGGAAGGTATCAAGTCAACTGCAAGTAACGCTTGGAGTTCTTTAGTTTCTACTGTCCTAAACATTATTAATAGTCTTGTATCAGGTGCACAAAACGCTTGGAATTTAATGAGTAGTGGAGTTTCAGCACTTGTATCAAGTGTCACTGGATTCTTCAACCAATTATGGAATATTGATTTATTTGCAGCTGGGCAAGCAATTTTACAAGGTTTCTTGAACGGTTTGCAGTCCATGTGGTCTTCTGTAACTGACTTTGTCGGTGGAATCGCTAGTTGGATTCGTGACCATAAAGGACCGATTGAATATGACCGTAAGTTACTTATTCCAGCTGGTAATGCAATCATGCAAGGTTTAGATGGCGGTTTAAGAGACCGATTCAAAGATGTGAAGAAAACAGTTAATGGTGTAGCTGGAGAAATTGCTGATGTCTTTTCAGGGGATAATTTAGACCTTGATACATCATCTGCAGTTACAAGAAACTTACAAACAACTTTAGATGTATCATCAGCTCAATTTGAAGCACATGATAGCAAAACCGTGTCTGAGATAGCGATTCTGAGAGCAAGTATGGAGAGAATCCTTACTGCTATCCTTGAAAAATCGTCAGATGTCTATCTAGACAATGACATTATCTCACTCAAAACCTATGAACAACATGGTGCTATTTATGCGAGGGGAGGAATTTAATGGATTATATGATCATCAACGGTTTTAATACATCAAGCCTTCCTGGTTGTGTTGTGACAGATTTTGGGAAGGTGGAGGCTGCTAAGCCGAAAGGAGAGAAGGCTGATCTTTATGGAGTCAATGGCAGTTATCGTGTATTAGATGGTTCTTTCGACAGTTACGAAAGAACCTTCATTTTTCACGTTAAAAAAATGGTTGAGATATCAAGTATACTTGATAAGTTTCAATCGAATGATAACGTTTTGGAATTTAGCTATCAACTTGGCTCATTGTTTTATGCTAACTACGTGACTGCTAGTTTTGAACCTTTTGGAAATCATACTTGGAAGTTAGAAATCAAGTTAGACATGCAACCGTTCCGATATCAGAAGAGCGTAGAACCTGTTGTTCTGACTGCATCTGATACAATCACAAATCTTGGAACAATCTATTCTGAACCAATCATTGAGGTTGAGGGGGATGGTGATATCTCTCTTACGATTGGTCGTAAGACCATGTATCTAGCGATTAAGACTAAGGCTATTATTGATTGTAGGCAAGGCAAGCAGAACATCTACAATGCTACTGGTGTGGTTCAGAATACACTTCGGAAACGTGGAGGGTTCCTCGAAATCCCGACTGGTAAGGTTGGTATTTCATTTACTGGAAATGTTCGTAAGATTACTATTCGACCAAACTGGAGGTATAAGATTTGATTTATTTAACAAATGGGAATATGCCTCTGAACGCTGCCTATGCGGATGAAATTGCTCAAGAAGATAACAGCACCTACCAATTGAGCTTCCGATTTCCTACTTCTGATCCCTTGTGGGAGAAGTTGAAGGAAGAGACTTTCTTAACGGCTGATGACCTTCACGGTGAACAGGATTTCGTCATTTTTGAGGTTGAGAAGAAGCACGGCTATATTCAAGTCTATGCGAATCAAGTATTCACTCTCTTGAATAACTATGTAGTCAGTCCTATCTCTTTAGATAGAGCGACTGGATCGACTGCCTTGAGTCGCTTCGCTGGAAGCATCACTCGAGATAATCCGTTCTCATTCTTTTCTGATATTGAAGATAGATACACCTTTAATATCGGTTCTAAGAATGCCATGGAAGTATTCGCGAAAGATAAACACTCTATTATTGGTCAATGGGGTGGCGACCTTGTTCGCCACGGCTATCAGGTTCGACTCTTAAAAAATGGCGGTTCAGAGAATGAATCGCTTTTTATGTACAAGAAAAACCTGTCTAGCTATCAGCACAAGACATCTACCAAATCCTTAAAAACTCGAATTACTTTCATCGCGACAGTCAAAGGTGAGGAAGAGAAGGCACCTGATCGTACGTTCACAGTTACGATTGATAGTCAACTCATTAACAAGTATAGTCAAATCTATGAAGATGTGATTGAAGTTAATGACCAGGATGTGAAGGATGAAGCAAGCCTTCGTAAATATGGTGAGCAGTATTTCAGAACAACATTGTGCGATATGCTTGAAGATAGCCTTGAGATTGAGGTTGTCGGCCAAAGTGACGTGCCTGTTCAGATGTTTGATGTTGTGAGTATCTTCCACGAGCAATACAATCTTGATGTGCGCAAGAAGATTACTAAGTACACTTACTCACCAATGGCAAAAAAATTGAAATCTATCGGCTTCGGTCAATTCCAATCCGGTCTAGCAAACGCAATCGGTAATGCGGTAAGTGATGCAGTCAAAAATGAAACTCAACACTTAGATGGAATCTTTGAAGCAAAACTAGCTAAAGAAATCCAAAATGCTGATTTAGCTTTTGATCGTAAAGTTGAAGAAATCAAAAATCAGTTTGAAGATGAAGTCAATGCTGCCAAAGCCAAAGCAGAAGAAAACAAGCGTGCTTTATCCGATGAAATTGACAGACGATTTCATGAGTTTAGTCCAACAGGGTTCGAAGAAGCCAAAACTAAAGCAGAAGAAGCCTTGCGAAAGGCTGGCGCGAGTGCTGATTTAGTCGAACAAATCAAGGAATTTACAGAATTAAGAAATACAAATTTTGAGCAATTCAAAGAAGAAGTAAACCAAAAATTTGTAACATCAGGAGAACTTCAATTTTTTATTTCTAAAAAAGTAGACCAAACCGAATTTCAACGAGTAAAGGAAACAGCTCAACTCTACGAGAGAATCCTTGGAAATACCCAAAACGGTATCTCTGACAATATTTCTCGCATGGTAATGACTAACCAAATCTTTCAAACAGAAGTCAAGAAATACGCTGAAGATAATTCAAATCTTGTATTTGACCCAACAAATTTCAGCAAGTGGGCCAAAAAGCAATCAGACGCAAATATTGTAGAAGTTCAAGCTGACACAAGGTTGCTACGAATTACAAATGCTAGTAATACCAACGTAGTCTATCATGGTTTCGCATTACCACTTACTACATCTACGTTTAGGCAGGGGGAAAAGCTCAGCTACCGCATGGAAGTATGGGTGGATGTGTTACCAGATGCTCCTTTAGGAATTGAACTGTGGGCAAAAGATGGCGGTCTTGCATCTGATAGCGTTACCTTTACAAAAACTGGTATTCAAATCATCACAGGTACGATGACCGTCCGGAAATCATCGACTAAAGGAAGAGAATTCCCTCTTGAAATATGGTTAATGAAAAACGGGACTGTGGCTATTGGTAAAGTATCTTTAGTCCGTAGCGAAACACCTCCAAATGAATTCAAGGATGATACATCGACACAAGACCTTGTAACTCAAACGAGAGTATCACAACTCTTTGATTCATACGCAATACAGACCTTGACTAATGCTGGAGCAATCGCTTCCCAAATCAATCTGAATAGCAATAACATTCTGATTGAAGCTGCTAAAATCCGACTCAAGGGTAGAACGCTTCTAGATGAAATCACGGCTATTGACGGTTATTTCAAGCGTTTGTTTGTCGGTGATGCCAGAATAGGGACTTTGAACACTGACATCATTCGTTCAAATTCAATTGCAGCAGACAAGTTGATATTCGATACTGCTCTAGCAAAGAAGCTTGTAGCTAGTGATGTATTCACGGACACTTTAGCTGCTAAAACTGCATTCATCAACAAATTAAGGTCAGTAGTAGTCTCAGCAACCTTGCTAGAAGGTTACAAAGGTAAAATCGGAGGATTCCAAATCGGTACTCACGATAAGGACCAAACGACCTTCTGGTTAACTGGATCTAACAGCTTTAGAGTCGGGATGTCAGACGGTGGTTGGAAAGTGAACCAAACGTGTCTTTGGGTAAACTGGGGGAACGACTGGGGTAAACCAGGAGACAACGCATGGTATGTTACGAACTCTGGCGAGATGAATTGTAGAGGCGCAGCAAACTTTTATAAAAAAATCGACTTCTCAACTAGTAGTTCTGTCAATTTTTACGGGCGAAACACTTTTTACGCAGACCTTCACATGACTAATAAGGAAATATATGGTGATGGTGGGAATCCCAAAGGCGGAAAAAATGCAGTCGTTTGGTGGAACCAGGTTGGAAGTGGAAGCGTCAAATATTGGAGCGACAAGGCATCTGATAGACGTTTGAAAGAAAACATCACATCAGCAACAATCAATGCGCTTGATACTATCAACAAACTTGATATGGTTAAGTTTGACTTCATCAAAGACAAGAAACATGAGGAAGTCGGACTTATCGCTCAAGAAGTAGAGCAAGTCATTCCACAAGCGATTTCAAGAAATCCAGAGAATGAAGATGATTTCTTGCACATCGACTATACCGCATTCGTGCCTTATATCATCAAGGCGATTCAAGAATTAAATCAAAAAGTTGAAAGGTTTGAAACAACATGAATGAACAAGAAAAACAGATTAGTAGCTTAGTTATCAACTCATTATCCGATAAGCTAAGTCAAGAAGCTACTAAAGCATCAACGTTCGAAGCTCTATACACAACAAATGCTATGGAGCTCGAACAAATCAAGAAAATCATCGAATCAGATGAAGAACTTAAATCTAAATTCGAACAAGTGAAAGGAAATATTAATGGAAGTAAATAACTATACACTCGCAACTAAACCTTACATTCGTGGTTTTGGGGACAAAACTACAACCGTTGTAGAAATTCGATTACAAGATGGCAACCGATACAGTACAAATCAACGTGAACTTGTGGGTGACCGCACTCAAGATAATGAAGAAACACTTATCCAAGCGGTTCTTGACATCCTTAAAGCTGAGCTAGACCCAGGTTCTGCAATCGTTCAAGCCCAATCTAAAATCGAGCAAGCTGAACAGAAGCTCACTCAGACTGAAACCAAACAGAACCAACTACTTGAAATCACTGAGAAAATCAATAAGGTAGTTCGTGTTATGGCTCAAGATTCAATTATGGGTGAGAAAATTGCTTATGGTACAACCTATAAGGAACTTGTAGAACTATTCCCACTTGTAAAAACTGGTGAGAGCTATGCCCCTGGTTCTATGTTTGCAATCGAAGACCCAGGGCATGTTGAGTTGAACGGGGAAGGCAAACGCATCCTTATTCAAACTAACCAACAATTCATCTACCAAGGCGAATCACTTCAACAGCTAGAAGGTTCACCATCTCAAAATGGAATCCTTGCAGTTTGGAAATGGCAAGCACCTAAATCTGAATTAGAAACACAACCTGTTCAATAACGAGGAGGTGTTTATGCAAGATTTAGCATTTCACGAACTAGCAGAACATTTAAAAAATCTATCATATAGTCCGTATATCCACTTCTTCTTTTGGTTGATGGTATTAGATATTGCAACGGGCTACATCAAGGCATTTAAGACTAAGCGTTTTGATAGCAAGGTAGGCACAATGGGCTTAATCAGACATTTCATTGTATTTGTCGTTATCTTGCTTGTAGCTATGTATGCACGTTCATTGGGTTTTCGTAGTTTTGGTATAGCGTGGACTATGTTTTTCTCTTTCAATTATCTGTTTTCAGTGATTGAAAATTGGGAGATGATAGGACTAGCATTTCCAGAGTTCCTGAAACCGTATATCAATCAAATCAAGAAAGATAATGCTCGTAAGATAGGTCAGTTATTGGTCAATATTGACCAAAAAGACAAAATTGAAGTCGAAGTAAAGGAGAAAGAAGACGATGCAACAGATCAATGAAATTTTAATTAATGGAGCTATCAGCATTCTAGTTATCCTTGTAGGTATCTCAGTTAAAGCTGTTAAAGAATATCTGATCCAAAAAGGTGGAGAGAAAACAATCAAGATTGTTGAAATCTTGGCTAAGAATGCAGTTAATGCAGTTGAGCAAGTGTCCACAGAAACTGGCTACAAGGGAGAGGAAAAGTTGGAACAAGCACGAGCAAAAATCCGAGCAGAACTTAGAAAGTACAATATCAGCATGACTGATAGTGATCTCGATACATTCGTTGAGTCAGCAGTCAAGCAGATGAATGACGCTTGGTCTGAAAAATAAATCAAGAGAACCTGAAAAGGTTCTCTTTTTAATATTAAAGAAAGGAGCAAGATTTGAAGAAAACCATCGAAAAAAAGCTTGAAATCACATCAAATAATAGAGATGTTGATAGGCTTTATCAAGAATTCTTCAGTATGGATAAGAACATCGCTGAATTCAAATTCACTCTTGACAATCTATCCGCTAACAAGGTAATTTGTTTATTCTATTTCAAGAAATCTAAACGATATTCAACAGTTGATGCGACAATCGAAGACAATACCTTTACTGTTAAATTTGATGTATCGTTGATCACAATGGACGAGCCTGTGGTAGGATACATCTACTTTGAAGAAGTGGAAAAATCTGCTGACGTGTACAGCTTTAGGTTCAATGTTCGAGTTAGTGAGCTTGATAAATCTAAGACTGCGCCAATCATCGAACAGAAAACAGGTCGCATCGTAGACATCGATAGCATTGTCACAAGAGCAGAATTAGAAGAAATTCTCAAGACTGTTCATGTTGGTAGTGATGCTTACGATGATTCAGAAATCGTTAAACGTTTAGCAGCTTTAGAAAATAAACCTGAAATTGATACAAGCAATTTTGCTACCAAGGAAGAGTTGAAAACAATCACTCTAACTCCTGGACCTCAAGGTCCTCCTGGCGAACGAGGGGAGACTGGACTCCAAGGCCCACAAGGAATTCAAGGTTTAACTGGTCCTGTTGGTCCTCAAGGTATCCAGGGAGAACGTGGACAAGATGGACAACCTGGACCGAAAGGAGACATTGGTCCTATCGGTCCTCAAGGTTTGCAAGGCGAAAGAGGTCAAGACGGTCAAACTGGACCAAAAGGCGAGCGTGGGGAACAAGGACCTGCTGGTCCAGTCGGTCCTCAAGGTCCTATCGGACTTACAGGGCCTAAAGGAGAAAATGGTCGTGATGGTGTAGGCATTCCTCAGAAATTAAGTCTTGAAGGTAATACCCTCATCTTGTCTGATGGCGGAGGTAATGTCACTCTACCAGTTTCATCTGGTCCAGGTGGTCAGGTTAACCAATACGAAATTCACGGAACTGGCATGCCTAATGGCAAGGTCAGCGCTCCTGTAGGTACCACTTATGTGGACACAGTAGCCACTAATGGCGCTTTGAAATGGATTAAAAGACGAGGAACTGACAATCAGGGCTGGGAGGTGTTAACTGGAGACACAGGCTGGCGGACTTTAAACATCCGTTCTAAACTAGGTAGCTCATATTTGAAGGTACGCAGGAAAAATGACACTGTTATGTATCAATTCGGTGGGCTTTCTTGGGGTTGGTTCGGTGTCATTCGTCGAGGTGGCGCAGGATACGAGGCACAAGGCAGCGACAGAGAACGAAATTGCTATATTTTAGGTTTAAGTGGTGTCCCTCAAGGTTTCAGGTCTGAGTCTAGCTTGATTGGTGGGATTTACAACGACAAAGGTGTGTCCTATGGAACTTGGTACTTAGGTGGATATGGAGACAGTAATATGCTGAGATTTCAGTTTACTGACCCTGTCCCGACTGATAGAGATATCGGGGACATCCGTGTAAGCTCAATCTCTTACTTGACTAGTGAGCCTTGGCCCACAACTTTACCATAAGAAAGGAAAATAAATAATGGATATTGACACAAGTAGATTAAGAACTGACTTACCGCAAGTAGGAATTCAGCCATATAGACAAGTTCACGCCCACTCAACAGGAAACCGAAACTCGACTGCTCAAAATGAAGCAGATTATCACATGCGTAGACCTGCTGAGTCAGGCTTCTTTTCACATGTTGTGGGGAATGGTCGAGTAATGCAGACATGGCTCACAGATCGTGGAGCTTGGGATGTTGGTGGTGGTTGGAACGTAGAGGGATATGGCCAAGTAGAGCTTATTGAGAGTCACGAAAGCAAGGAAGAATTTATGCGTGATTACAGACTTTATGTTCAATTACTACGTGAGCTTGCAGATGAAGCTGGTATCCCTAAAACTCTAGATTCTGACAGCCTAGCTGGAATTAAGACACATCAGTATTGCACATACAACCAACCCAACAACGCAAGTGACCATGTAGACCCATATCCATATTTAGCAAAATGGGGAATTAGCCGTGAACAATTTAAAAAAGATGTCGAAGGTGGCATCTCTACTGAAGCTGGTTGGCGCCAAGATGAATATGGTTGGTGGTGGGAAGAGTCAGATGGTTCTTACCCAACAAATGATTGGAAGCAGATCAATGGAGAATGGTTCAGATTTGACGACAAGGGTTATTGCCTAATTAATAAATGGTTCTTCGATGGCAAATACTGGTTCTACTTCGATAAGCGTGGTGCGACCGTAACAGGTTGGGTATTCATCAACCATCGCTGGTATTACTTCGATAATGACGGTGGCATGGTTAAAGGATGGGTTAAGTATCGTGAAACATGGTACTACCTTGACGATAAAGATGGATATATGTTATCTAAACAATTCGTTAAATCGGGTGATGGCTGGTACTATTTGAAAGCTAACGGTGAACTCCACACAGAACCAGCATTCAAAGTAGAGCCAGATGGGCTAATTACGACAGGTTAAAATATAAATAGAAAGGATTTCAAAAATTTAATTACATTAGACCGCTCAGTTTTTGAGCGGTCTTTTTTGTTGTAGAAGGGGCAAAAAAGGGGCAAAAATGTCGTAAACTTCTGTAAAACGATGTAAAAACAATTATTTTAAAGCTGAAAATGTAGTGATTTTATAAGATATAGGAATTTTATGTAAATATATGTAATGGTATTTTTAAAAGTAGATGGATTCTAATAAACAAATACAACCCCTTGAAATATCAATGCTTTCAAGGGGTTTTGTTATGTCTTTGTGTAGAAAAGGGGCAGACAAGGGGCAGAATTAAAAAACATTATCTAAAGTTTTTACAAGTTTATCTTCCATGTCTTTTGTCGTATGAGAATAAATCTCGAGTGTCATTTTTGCATTGGCATGTCCTACACGATCCATGATTGATTTGATAGGAAGTCCGGCTTCTGCTAAATAGGAAATATGAGAATGTCTAAAAATATGGCTTGAAAGATTTTTTTCTATTCCAGCTTTTGCACCGTATTTTTTTATAATTTGGATAAAAGATGCCAACGTTATCGGGCTATTCCAGACTTCTAAGCAAAAGATATAATCATCATCTTTTAGCGGTTGATAACGTTCAGTGAGTCGAGCTACTTGACGTTGTATAGCCTTTATAACTGCATCTGATACCAGTATTGTTCTAATGGATCTTGCAGTTTTTGGCAATGTTTTTATTTTGTTGATTGAGTCAAAATTACCTGTAATTTCAATCTTATTATTTTCAAAGTCTATATTTTTAAGTTGTAATGCCGTCAACTCTCCATACCTCATACCAGTAAGGGCAAGAACCGTTACCATATCGGCATATTTTTGTTGATATGGTCGATCATTCAGTGCATCTATTAATGCTTTGATTTCATCCATAGTCAAAAACTTGTTGCGCTTTTTTTCAATATCTTCTAAAGTTTCTGGCTTTTTAGGAATAACCGTGTAATTAACCTCGTTGTTTTGGATATAAGAGTACTGAACCGCATAATCGAAGATGCTTTTGAGCCTACTGCGGACTCTGTAAGCTGTATGATATCCTTTACTGTCAATTATATTTTCAATCTTACTTTGGATATACCGTCTATCAATATTAGCGAGTAAAGTGTTAGATGGTATTTCCTTTTTCATAGTTGCATCAATAAAAGTATAATTGTGCTTAGTAGATGCTTTGACTGTTTGTGACCAGGATTTATAGAATAATTTATAAATCTCTTCAAATGTAATGCTTTCTACTTGTTTTGTGCTTATTTTTTCGTTTATTTTCTCCTGAAGCAAGATGGCAGCTTGATTCCTTGCCTGTGGACTTTTCTTCTCCAGCGTGACAGATACCTTTTTTAATTTCTCTGTATACGGATCTTTATATCGCTCAAAAAATTTATATTTTCTATTCGGAAGTTCTTCCATCCACATTTGATTTTCACCTCATTTCTTGGTAAAATGAGTATAAGAAAACTACCTTTTGAATGGTTGTTTCTTATACAGGACATCCTCACACTTTAGCTTGCAGGCGGTGTGGGGATTTTTTACATGTTTTGATTTTTTTTATTTTCACGCTTTAAGGTTAAATAACCGATAATATAACTTATAAAACCTGTAACCAGAAAGAACAATCCGAGAGGTGGAAATAAAAATAGGAAAATTGCACCTAAGACCATTAGCACAATGCCAGCTTCTTTATGGTCTTTGGGAGTGTGTTGCTTTTTACCGTTAGATGACAAAATAGATTGTTGTTTTTTTGTGACTACTTTTTTCTTTCTCTTTTTAGACGGTTTGAACAAATCCGAAAGACCAAACGTTGTCTTATGATAAACCTTGTTATACATGGCTTTCTTGGGATTCTTTATCCATCCCACACCTTTCTTCCCATATCCAGGAATAATAGCTTTTTTAGCTTGTCTTTTCCATTTGCTGGTAGTTCTAGCTTTCAAGCTCTTTTTTAGACTTGGTGTTCTCATTCCTATTTTCATAAGTTTCTCCTTTTAATTTTCTATTGGAATGAAGTTTCCGACTATTTTTCCAATGATTCTTGGATCTTCTTCAAATGGTGCGAATTTATCTTTATATTTGCTATTGATAGAGACGAGTCTGAGGCCGTCTTTTTCTTTATAGACTTTCTTGATATAAGTTTGACCATCCCAATCAACTGCATAAATGGCACCATCGTAGTCAAAACCTGTTTCTTTGATAAGAACAACCTCTCCATTCATGTACTTGGGTTCCATGGAATTTCCGAAAACCCAAGAAGCAAAATCGTGGTCTAGGTCTTTGTCGTAAAAAACAGTGTCATAGTTACCATCGTTGAAGTATGAGAATCCAGTACCAGCTGAAAGTTTTTCAAAAACACGGTATTCAAAAAGCTTTTCCTCAATCATAATCACTTTATTATTCTGCTCTTTTAATTGTTCATTAGCATAGTTCAGAACTTTTTGTTTTCTTGGAGTTGACAACTTTACAACTTTTTCAGTAATTTTTTGGACAAGAGGGGAAGTAGGGATTTTTACTTCTTTTACTTCTTGAGTTTTATCTTCTATCAAGTCCGATTTATTAACACCGAAATAGTCCGCAAGTAATTCTATTTTTCCTATCCGAGGATAAGTTATACCCTTTAACCAATCTCTTACAGTAGTGTATTTTAATCCTAAATCAGAACAAAGTTTATTTCTATCAACGTCTCTGCTGGTCATTAACTTTTCCAAGTTCGCAGAGAAAATTTCTTTACTTTTATTATTGCTCATTTGTATTACTCCTTTATATAGTATATATTACGGCAAAAACGCAAAAAAGTAAAGAAAAAAATAAAAAAAATACGATAAAAACGCAAAAAATACTTGACATTGCGGTTTAACCGCATTATAATAGAGTCATAGTTGAGTCACTCAATTATAAAAAAATATAGAAAGGACTGTAAAATGCAAAAAATGACTCTAAAAACATTGAGAACTCTAAAAAATTGGAGACAAGCGGATGCAGCTGAGGCTATTGATGTCTCTGTTGATACTTGGGGAAATTGGGAGCGAGGAAAAACAGAACCTACTGTAACCCAAGCTTATCAAATCGCTACTACTTTTGGTGTGTCTATTGATGACATTATTTTTTTACACGATATTGCGGTTTAACCGCATAAAGAAAGGAGCAAACATGAAACCAAACCGATATCCGTATAGCGGGAAAAGAAAAAGCCTTGATAACTCAGCAATAAAATGCAATCACATCAAGGCAGTTGATATCAAGTTGGATAAATCAAGTCTTACTTTTAAAGAAGGCAAGATTATCATACGAGGTCAGTCCATTACTGGTGTATAAGTTCCGTCTGGTTCAAGACGAAGCGGCTTATTACAATCGACGTCTATTGTTCCGTCAGGCAACATATCATAATTAATAATTAAGCCATTTGGATAGATTGTTTCAACGTATGTATGCCCTGGGCCTTTTTCGTGAACAATTTTAGTGACTTGATCTTGAGGGATTCCAGTATTGATAGTCATTTTCATTAGAGTTCCTCCTTTCTATTAATTTTTTGACTAAAACAGTGAGAGGTCCTAGTCAAAAGTTATTATATCAAATCAAGAAGGAATCACATCGGTCTCAAGACTGATATATAGGAGGTTGAATGGAAGATAAAATCATAGAACTTGCTGATTACTTTATCAGAGAGAATACAACATACAGAGAAGCTAAAATAGCGTGTGAGAAGCTATTAAAACAAGTTAGCCATGAGATAGAGCTCAGGGCAATGGAAAGTAAAATTCCTAAACAAAAAAGCACCTGACGAGAAGTCGGGCACTTACTAAAATTTTCAATTTAATTATATCACGAAAGGAGCGAATATGGAAGCAATTGAAGTTGTGAGAATTAGGGATGTGATCATTGAGAAGGTTTCGGCCAACGATGAAGAATTAGAACACATCTTTGGATGCACAAAGCGACAAGCAGGAGACATGAGACGAGAGATGAAGAAATTGCCTAGTCAACAGAAGCACCTCAGAAATGACGGCCAACTTGTCACAATTAAAGGGTTTGACGCATACCTGCAATACAGAGGTAGTCGAGAATGGAAAAAAGAAATGGAAACAAGCAAGAAAATGAGGTCAGTCGGATGAAATTACTAGATAAAATCACAAAATGGTTTTTCAACACAACAAAAATCGAAGTCAACACCGACTGGCGATTGGTTGCGTTGGATACGAACAGGGAATTGATAGACCTTCAAGAAAAATATCAGCAAGCAAATCAACGTATCTCAGATCTTGAAAAACGATTAGCAATCTATGAAGAAAAGGAGAAAACAAAATGCTAGAATACCTATATTTAATAACTATCGCACTTGTATGCCTTTGGGTGCTAGTAAATGAACTGGATAGTCATGCTAAGTCTCAAAAGGAAAATAAACAATTAATCGCTAGTAATATTGCTCGTATGAATCTGAGAAATTCAGATAAGCAATTTACATATGACGTAGATCCACCAATAGGACTGAAGTAAGGAGAAAAATATGAGTGTAAGTCGCAATATGACCGAAATGGAAATTCGTGTGTTAAATATGATTCTTAATTGCGCTACGTTCGACCTTCCAATTCAAGCAAGTGAAATACGTTTAGAAACTGGACTCTCAAAACGTAAGTTAGAAGAAGTCATTGAAAGTCTTCGAGTTAATTTTAGACACCCTATTGTAGCTAAGAAGACGAAACCGAACGGGTATTACTTACCACAAAGCGAGGAGGAGCGACAAGCTGGTCTAGCTCCTTACCGTAGACAAATCTTAACCGAGCAGAAGAATCTAGCTGCTGTCATGAATATTGACTTAGAAAGCTACTGGAGGAAGAGTGTATGAGTGAAGATTTTAGAATACTACCTCATGATCTAGTTGCA